TGATACTGCTGTGTTGGGCGATGACGAAGTTCTGAGCGCAGCCCGGGATGTTTGCCGTGTGATGTTGAATCAGTATAGTAGGAATCTGGATAAGAGTAAGTATCAACGTATTTTATCTTATGAGGAGGCCATTCGTGGAACACAAGATGACACATTCATGTGTGCCGTGAATCGTACTACTTCACCAGGTTTTCCCTATGCTCAGATGAAGCGAAGTGCACCCGGTAAACAACATTGGATGGGCTCCAACGAAAATTTTGACTTCACTAGTGCGAATGCCTTGGCTTTGCGACGAGACGTGGAAGATTTGATTGAAGATTGTGCGAATGGCCGAATATCCAACGTTGCGTTCGTTGACACATTGAAAGATGAACGTCGCGACATTGTTAAAGTTGATGTTGGTAAAACTCGCGTTTTCTCCGCTGGTCCGCAACATTTTGTTGTCGCGTTCCGTCAATATTTTCTCCCTTTCGCCGCGTGGTTGATGCACAATCGCATTGACAATGAAATAGCCGTTGGAACCAATGTTTATTCTCCAGATTGGGAAAGGATAGCAAAACGAATGAAGACGAAAGGTAGTCATGTGATTGCTGGTGACTTTGGAAACTTCGATGGTTCTTTAGTCGCACAAATTTTGTGGGCAATCTTTTGGGAAATATTTGTAACATGGCTCTCTCAATTCATTGATTTTGAAACCCCAGTTGGAGAAAGGACTATTCGCGTTTGTTTAGGCTTATGGTCACATTTAGTACATTCTGTGCATATTTATGACGATAACGTTTATATGTGGACACACTCTCAGCCATCTGGTAATCCGTTCACTGTTATAATCAATTGCTTGTATAATTCCATTATTATGCGTCTGTCTTGGATTCGTGTTATGGAGAAATTTCAACCACGCCTTCGCTCTATGAAATGGTTTAATGAATACGTTGCCCTAATAACTTACGGAGACGATAATGTGCTAAATATTGATGCCAAGGTTGTGCAATGGTATAATCAAGTAACCATAAGTGAAGTCATGGCTGAAATGAAACATGAATACACAGACGAAGCTAAAACTGGTGAGATTGTCAAAACCCGGAAATTAGAAGATATTCTCTTTCTTAAACGGAAATTCAGATTTTGCCCAGAATTGGTACGTACTGTTGCTCCGCTTAAGATTGAAGTGATTTATGAAATGTTGAACTGGACCCGGAAATGTGCTGATCCAAATGTCATACTGATGACAAATATTGAAATGGCTTTTCGAGAAATTGTTCTTCACGGGCGTGAAGAATACGATAAACTGCGTAAAGC